TGTCCGACCCGCGAACTGGCGGACAAATACACCCAAGATATCCCTGATGGCTGTCTCGCCGCCACTATCCACGCCGGTCTTCGCCAATTGGATAAGAGACCCTGGTCCCTCGTCATTGTTGAGGAATGTTTCACACTTCCTATCGCCTACATCAACTTCATTGCGGAGAAGTACCACACCCTCCTCGTAGGCGATCCTCGTCAGATCCAACACGTCGATTTCAGTGGTCTCTGGCATGGTTGCATGATGCTCGAAACCATCCTGCCAGGGATCGCACGGCACCACATCAACTCGACCAAGCGCTGCCCACAAGACGTGACTCTATTACCGATCATCAAGAAATGCTACCCGGGGATCACCTCTGAGTCGAAGAAGCATGACAGTGTGAAGTACATTGGACCCCGTGAAAAACTTCCAGAGACCGCGACGATCATCACCTTCACGCAACTCGAGAAGGCACAACTGTCCAACAACCTCAAACGCGTGGTCTACACAGCCCACGAGTGTCAAGGTATGACCTTCCCTTCTGTCATCCTTCACTACAACGGCACCCGGGCCGAAGAAGCACTCCTCCAAAAGAGCCCAAACCACCTCGTGGTCGCCCTCACCCGTCATACAAACAACCTCTTCATTAGGGATTGCACTGAGGGCCAGCTCACAACATTCATCAACGACACAACGCCACTCAACCTCATCTCGGATCAGAGCAATATTGACCTGCAAGCAATCCAAACCGATCCTCTGCCCAAATCCGTTGTGGCTGAACGCGTCCCCGACGCAGACATCCCCTATTCTTTCACCAAAGCCGAGGCAGGTACAGCCGAACTCGTCATCAACAAGTACTACCCGGCTGCCGCACCCCGCGAAAACGTCGCCACGACTTCCACCACCCTCCCAGTTGGTGGTGATGCTCACGGTGCCGTGCGGCTCGCAGAACTCGGAGCAGACGAACTCGCTGAAGTCAAGCCACACAAAGTCCACAGGTTCAAGGTCCCCCAGCGAGTCATGGTTACCAAGGGACACAACAAGCATCTGCTCCTCCGCACCAACCTAGAACGCCTCACACACGCCACCAAAAACATGGATGCCGACACATGCCGTAAACTCTCCAAGCGTCTCTTCCGCAACGTCGCCGAAGAATTCGACTGGGAACTCCCTTCGGACTTCCACCAACGTACTTTCCTGGACGCGATTGAAAAGATGGTCAAACGCGGGCATGACATGGAAAAGTTGAACGAAGCCGTTGACTGGAAGGAAAACTACACCAACATGGTCAAATCCTTCCTTAAGGCACAACAGAAACCTTGTCTCGGCAAGGATCCGCATACCACCGACAAAGCCGGCCAAGGTATTTCTGCATGGCACAAGACTCTCAACGTGCTCATGGCCCCCTGGGTCCGAGGTCTGGAACAAATCCTGGTCAATCAGTCCAAGGGGCGGATCCGAATCATGTCCCAGCTCACCGACCAGGAGGTCATGTCCATCTTAGAGCAAGATGGCCGCCCCGGCGACAAATTTCTCGACAACGACTGGACCCAATTTGACTCAAATCAGAATAACCTGACACGTGCGATACTCCAGCGAGCACTTGAAAAGGTTGGCACCCCACCACAACTCCTGGAACACTTCCTGGCCCAACTCACCTCTCGGACCATATGTTGCGAACTGCTCTCCCTCCTCGTCAATGACAAGAAGGACTCCGGCGCACCACACACACTCATTGACAACTGCCTTTTCAACCTGGCCATTTGCATGGACCTTATGTCAGGTTGGCATCATCTTTACATCAAAGGAGATGACTCGCTGGCCCGCGGGGAAAATGTCGTTTTCAACACCGAACGCATGAACTACTACATCTCCAACTGCGGGTTCAGGTTCAAACCCAACTCTGCAGAATCCGGGCAATTCGTTAGCTTCATCGTCAACGAACAAGGTGTCGCCCTCGACCTCTGCCGGGTCGCGGCCAAAGTACTCTCACGCGGTTATGCCAATGTCGAGGAGTACCGCAAATATCAAGAAGCCGTGGCCGGCACACTCCTCCCCGTCACCCTCCATCCTGGAGTCAACATGTGCAAGGTCAACTCTCTGCATTACACCAACAAGACCAGCAACGAAGGAGATTTTGATGTCCTCCTCAGTTTCCTTTTCCGCTTCGCAAGAGGTGAGATTCCATTCTCCGAACTCTATGAATCTGAAGCCATCTACTACAAGACTGATGCACCCAACGCCAGTTCCCCAATTTGCCGTCCAGTCAAACAAGCCCGTGCTTCCGCGAAGAAGATCCTCTCAACCACGGGCAAAGCCATCGTGAACGCGTTGTCTTAGGGGTCTATTTTCTCCGTCTATTCAATTTACACAATCCCACACAATTCAAACTCACTTAACCACCAACCAAACATGCCACGCCAAACCCAGACCCCTATTGCCCGTTCTCGAAAACAACCCGGGCCTAACATCAAATCCAAGCGACCAGCGCAATTCCAAAACACCATGCGCAAAATGATGCAGCAGAAAAGAGCCCGTGTTCCTCGCCCTAACATGTCAGAGGTTCATTTCCGGGACACCGAGCGACTCCTTACCGTCACCGTCACTCCCTCTTCTACCCCCGGTCAACTCCTCGCTCAGATCCCGGTTAACCCCCTTTCTCCGCCCCGTCTCCAGTCCGTTGCACGCCAATTCGACTCTTGGCGCGGCACGATGGCCCTCGAGGCCGAGACTACCGGTAATGCCTTCTCCAAGAACTATGTTATCATTAGGCACCTCCCGAACGGCGATCCCACGCAGATTCCAACTCAAGCCGAAGCCCTATTGAACACCGTTGAAGCTCGCGGCCGTCCATCCGAATCTCAACGACTCCAGTTGGATTCCAACCGCAGGGCCGTCGTCTTCGCCTCCTGGGCGAGCAGCTACAACAAGAACAAGCCTATCGTCGATCCCGACGCTAATGACGCCAACAATGGTCTCTTCCTGCTCGTCTCCAACGGTTCCCCCGGCACCGAGTCGGTCGATGTTGTCCTCCGCCTCCGGTATAATATCCGATTCTTTGGCCCGATCGCGAAACCACTCATTCCGGATACTTCCCTCTCCATGTCTTCCACCACCGGATCGTTGACCGCCCCCTGGGCGGGTGCCAGCCCCCGTGGGCCTGGCACTAACTACATCCAGTGGGATGAGCCTACTGCCACCCTCACTGTCCCGCGGGGAACCTACCTGCTTTCTACCCGTGTCTCAGGTACCGGTCTTACCGCTCTCGGAAACGCCGTCGCCACCAACTGCACAATTCACACTGCTACCAACAATGTTTCCCCCACCCTCATCTCCCGGCTGTCCGTCCTTTATGTTCCCCTCTCCGGAACCCCCTGCCTCGAACAGCCTGTCACCGGGACCACTCTTGCCAGTGTTTCCCTGTTTCTTGCCCCATTCAACGCATAACCAAGCCCGATGTTCGCTTAAGTACCACCATTCGACTGCAAATGGAAAACCGGTAGC